ACCATTAGTACAGATTTGTACTCCCATATCAGGATTAGTTTCAGCAATCTCACTACACAATTTATACAAACCCTTATGAGCAAAAGGTTCGCCACCAACAAATCTAATTTCTTTGAGGTGTGGGATAAATTCTTTAAACTGTTCTATCAGTTGGTCTAAGTTTTCATTATTGTCGAATACGTTTGGATCGTATACTTTTAAATCTTTGTCGCGACCTAACATATGTTTTGAACTTAACTCGCCATTACACATTGGGCAAGCCATGTTACACAGATTTGATATTTCAAACTCAAATATTTTAGGATAAGAACTGGCATCCATTGCGTGTTCTAAACGTTCATCCCCAACATTCCAATCATATTCATTAATAGGTGAGTGAATTTTATTCTTTATCCTAGTACCACATACTAACTCACATCCTTTATGCAAATCGCCGTCAAGCATTGCATCTTGGTACGATTGATTCAATTCACCAAACCAATAATCTTTTAAACTAACCTCATCCTTTTTCCATCTCGTTTTAATTGTAGTAAAACAGCAAGGATGCATTTCACCATTTCTACGAATTCGCATGTGGTTAAATGGCGCATAACACGTTATTAACTTATGGTGTTGTGGTATTGTCCTATTATCTTGAAAGAAATCCCAACTCATCTGTAATCCTCTAAGTATGGTGCTAACTCATATATATCTTCATTGTTTTCGCGAGCAACTAAACAAAAGTCAATCCATTTTATCATTCGTTCTTGTATTAATTTAATATCATCGTCACCTTGCTCAACGCTCAATACGTTATTCATTCCAGATAAGTGTAGGTTATCTGTTTCATAATAAGTATCAGAAATTTTATTCCAATCTTTTAGGTAATTAAATAGTTTGTCTCTGCCTTCTTCAATGTGATGTTCATCTAGGTAACACGGGCTGCAATACTTTGGAAACGTAACAAGGTTTGCCATACTAATTCTATCTACACCATCAATATCTTTCCAATAATCAATAAGTTCTGGAAGGTGCATCCAATTATATACAGATACTGTTGATACGATAACAACCTTGCGACCAGAGTGTTCGTGGTATCGCTTAATGTTATTCACTGTTCTTTTAAAGTTACCACCACGTATCCAGTCGTACATTTCGTGTACACCGTCAATACTTGCTTGGATATGTACCTCATTTATCTGATGCAATATTTCAATAACAGTATTAGTTACGAGTTGCATATTCGTGCATATCTCTACGCGACAGTTAGGATTAGTCTCAGCCAACTTTTTTAATATCTTAATGTTATTAGGATCAGCAAAAGGCTCACCACCCTTAATAGTTAAATGCTGTAAGTGTGGAACAATGTCAAGAACCTTATCAACATCAGCCTTGGTCATTTTATATGTTTCAGTGTGGAACTTGTGGTTTTCATTACGCCATGTTAGTCCAGACTCAACAGCCATCTTTTCATATGGCGACCACTTAGAAGAATATTTTCCAGAACAAGAAACACACATCTGATTGCATATGTTGCTTGTAGTGATCTCAAGAAACCTGATAGGGATAACATCAGATGCTAAATCTTCTTTGTATGTTGGAAAGTCAAATCTATTATATGAGTCAAACCTAGCAATACGTCCTGCATCCCAATGTCTCCAACATACATCACACTGTTTTGGAAACGATTGTTCTTTGAAGTCAGAACGTAGCTTTTCATAGACTTCGCCGTTAAAGAAATCAGTAAGATCATTTACATCTTTAATATGAGAAAGCGCTACGTTGTCACCCGCACAACATATAACCATTTCGCCAATAGGATTAATTGTAAGCCCTGTTTCGGGAACCATACATTTCATAATATAATACTCAGTTTAAATAAGTGTATCTACAATTGCCATTGCCTCTGTGATACGAGTTGACTTACGAATAGAAGATTTGACTTTTTTGTCAGCCGCTTTGACTTCTTCTTGCTCTAATGCCCAAAGCTTAAACTTAAAGAGTTCTTCTTTACTTTCGTTGTTGTCACGAATAAAGTCATACAAAGCATGATCAACTTTATTTGTTTTTACCTTAACATCTTGGTCTAAACTTAATAGTTGATTTGCTTTAGCCTGCGCTTCTTCGTCTAGTTCAGCGGTTTGCTTTTCAAGTTGTTCTTTACGTTCCATAAGGAAACGCATTCCTAACATTTCCTCTGCTAACGCTTGTGCCTCAGCATTAATTAATTCTCCAAATGAACGAGCATGTTCTCTTTTAAACTCTGAAGTTGTTTCAACGAGCCTTTCTGTATCCCAACCTTCTGAAACTAAAGCATGATAGTCTGCATTATCGCCTACTTCAATCATATAATTAATTTGTTCGTTATTGGGATTTGTATATACAACTTCTATTAAACTGTATTCCTCATTCATGTAATACGCGGTGTTAATAGCGCCACTAAATTCTGCCATAATATAATATCCTTTAAGTTGCTGAGACTGTACTTTTCAATGTGTGTGATGATATTGTTGTTGGAGTACCATTTGGAAACTCTTGCGTTCGATAATCAGATGTGCTTACAAATCTTTGAGTGTAACCAGCGGTTGATGAACCAGACAATCTCGTGTCAGCCATCACAGTACCCATTGTATTACCAGATCCGTTTACGTTATACGTTATTTTTGTATCAAACCCTGCAATACCACTTCCGTTAACTACCATGTTTTCTATCATTGGTCCAAATATATCATCAAACATAGATAGAGACATTTCATCAAAAGAACTATTAGTATAATTCCAATATACTGGCATAAAACTAGGAGTGTTAGCTGCCGGTGTAATTTTATGTAAGTAATAGTTATTTACGGTTGTAGGTTGGTCTTGAGTTTCTCCAATACCTCCAGAAGTATATGCTGCAGCGTCTGCCCTTGTGTCGATATACACAGGAGTTGAAGATATTAAAGTAGAGCCAGATACACTACTTGATGTAGATATGTGATAGGCACCACCTGCAGCCGCTGAAACCGTTCCACTTGTAATAAGCGCAACTGCTGGTTGAATAAAGAACTCAACGCAGTCATTTATATCCATAGATTGAAGATCGCCAGCAGTTGGGTTCATCATTATTGGATATCTATGTAGGTCAGTATCGGTAGGTATTGCTGGAGGTGTACCATATGTTTGATTAATCCTTGCATATGTACCGCCAGTGATTGATGATATGTTAGGTGTATTACCTGCTGAAGCAAAACCACCCTCTGCTGCGGTAGTTGATGTACTTGTACCAGCTATCATACGCGTATCTGAAATACTACCTAAGTTACCGCCAGAGTTTACTACACTTAAATTAATGACATTTGATTGACCAAGCAGATATGCAATCCTTTGTAAAACCTGACCTTCATACGGGTCAAAGGCTGGGTTTGGCATATCAAGCCCGACACCAGCTCCGGTTAAATCACCTTGTAATAACCATCCGGCCATTACGCTGGCAGACCGTAGAGTCTAAAAGTTTCGTTACCGGCAGAGTCACGAATAATAATTTTGTGATCTAAAGCTTTAATCGCATCGATAATAGTTGTCTGTGTTGTGTTATCAATAGTTGCGATGTTTTGAAGTTCTAGAGCATTGGTTACCACATCGGTGGTTGCTACTTTTAAGGCCATGTTCATCTCCTTTTCTAATTTGACTAGGCATTAGAGTTATTTATAATAAATAGAAGTATTGAAGTCTTTGTTATGTGCATATTAATTTAATGGAGAATAACATGGCAGAAACAACTATCGATGCAGAAGCAGCGGCAGCAATTGACGTGAACGGAGACGGTCATATCTCAGCTGAAGAAATGGCAATGCATTTAGAATTTAAACGTAAAGCCTTAGAGGATAAAGACGCGCAGCGCGATGCTATCCGTAAAATGGCTTGGTTTTCGCTTATCGGATTATTAGTATATCCACTAGCTATTATATTAACATCGTGGTTAGCACTTGACACCGCGGCAGAACTAGTAGCTGATATTGCGCCAACATACTTTGCATCAATTGCGGTATTGGTTTCAGCATTCTTTGCTGCTGATGCTGTAGGCAAAAAATAAAACAAAAATAGGGAGGCTAACTTAATAACCTCCCTATTACTCGGGTCTTCTATGCGATCTTTAGGCTGTGTGTTACACCTCTCCTAGGCTGATCCTGCCAAACTACTTTTCTCTGCGCCCCAACAAATAAATTGTAAAGTTTGGGTCCGGTTCCCTCATTTACGGACGCAGGGAAAAATAGTTTTCGTGGGAAGGACTTTCTGCAGTGCCCTTCCCCTTATCTATTATCCCGCCAATAGAAGGCGCCTGGGTTTCCTTCGGTACCAGATGGTCATACCCACTTATCTCAACTTGTACATCGCTAGATAAGATTACATCCCTTACGGGAATTACGCTTGAGTGTACAATACGTTCCACTCATCTTTGTCAGCCCATGTTCCTCGGCTTGCGAAAAACTCTCCAACAATTCCGGGAAGTGTTTCCATAAGGCGATCCTTTGGCATTAACATTTTGTATTCAACTAATTCTTTTGCATACACTGGTGTTGAAGATCCGAGCTCCCATACTTCACCAGACTTAGCATTTTCCATTTTAATATTTTTTGCTTGGATAGCATACTGACCTTGGTCAAGAGTTTTAAACACTGCCAAACCACGACCTGCTGGTTTATGTGTTAGTGTGCTTCCGATATCACTTGCTTTCATCACGATTTTCATAATTTAATTTCCTTTATTATATTTGGCTCATAGAGAATTCAGCGGCAACGCGAAATTGTCTTTGAGTTGATTGAGAAAAATCAAAGTCTTCAATTTCCATATGCTCTTCTACTTTAAGTGCAATATTTTCTGAGCATTTGCAAATTTTCATAATGTCTTTAATTACGATACGCATTTGATTTTCCTTTGTTTGTTTATATTACTAATATAACTGATTCTAAAGAGAATGTCAATAGTTAATTTTCATAGATTGAAGTTTTTATAAATTCCATATCAGTATTAACTCCTAAAACTTGAGAAGCTAATTCATCAAGGTAGTCAAACTTTTCAGATTGGAATAAGTAAAGAGGATTACCACCAGCAGGACCATTTGCTTCTAGTAAAGTGGCGGTACATCCATGGTCTGTTGCAAATTCCTGAACCTCTTTGTTAGTTGGTTCGTGAGAGATGTCAAGTTCTATATTAAACATTTATCTATTCCTTATTTGATAAATCTATTCTATCTGATTCTAAAGAGAATGTCAATAGATTTATGCAGCCATTTTTGGCCAAAAGGCAAATGCAACAAATCCTGTTGGAGCAACAACAACCATTGAACCTTCGTCGTCAATGATTACATCACCTATTGATACAGATGCCATACGAGATAATCTTTCGATGTTTGACTCTGGACCAATGTTACCAATTTCAAAAACTTGGTTAAGATCTTCTGCAGTGATAGTTGAAACATGCGTGTAATACTCTTCAGCAAACGCGTCACCAGCCATTTGACCGATTTTAGTTCCTCTGAAGTCCATTGTCATAGACTGTTTCATTTCATACGCAGGTACTGTTTCACCAGCATTAACCGCATCAACGATTTCGTTAGTAAGTTGGATTTGATATAGATTAAACTTTTTCATAACATATTCCTTTATTTGTTGATTCTAATCTACCATATTAGAACAGGAATGTCAATAGTTATTTTAAGTTTATTTTAATTATTTTCGTTTTCACCAAGCTGATTTTTACCAGACATGCCAGTTACAACCATTTCGCCTTCTTCGTTCTCACCATATGTAGGGTATTCGTTTACAACATCGGCTTCAGGTACGAGAGATTGGATCCAAATTGAAAATCCATTTGCGCCTAAATCATTTACGTAAATGTGGCCGCTATCACCGTCTGTATCAGTTGCATCATATACAGCTTGGTCAGA